TCGACACCGTTGACCCGATGGAAGACGTGTTCGAGCTGATCGACGCCGCCGAGGATAAGACCAGCCTCTCTAAGATTCTGTGTGCGCCCAGCCGTATCAGCTACATGTGCCGAACCAAGAAGATGAAGCAGATGATTTGGGGCACAGACAAGTCCTCGAAGATTGTCACCTTGAAGGACATCAACGAGTACATGCTGAGCAACGATTATCCCGTCTTCGAGAAGGTGCGCCGCCGTCTGCGTGTGCAGAAGGGCCGTCAGTTCCTCGGTTACAATCCTTGGAACGAGAAGAACTTGGTAGGTATTCCCGAAGGTAAGCTCGGCACGGTCAAGAACGCCTACAGCGACAATGAGCTGAAACAGGAAAGCGACGTTGCCTACAGCAACTATGGCCGCATCCGCATCAGCCAGTGGAACGTTGGCGAGACCAAGGGCGACAACCACGGTGAGTTCACCAAGGCAGAATCCCTCTCTTTGCCTATCATTACGGAAGGTCAGGATATCTATACCCTCAAAACCCAGCTGTAATGGAAAGAACTAACTTGGAAGCACTCAGGGCGAAGTGCAAGCTTATATGCGACACCTGCTATGCCGACGATGACGTGCTCATTGACGTGCTGGAGGATGCAGGCATCAAGCCAAGCGACAATGTCGTGCCTAATAACGTGGAAATCCTCAAGGCTGCTATCGTTGTCGTCAAGGGATGGGTTGAGTCAAGCCGTAGCGAGGGTGGCATCAATGTGAGCATCAACCGCGAAGCAGTGGAAAAGAACATTCTCTTCTGGTGCCAGCGGTTCGGCCTGGATGCTTCCGAGTATCTCTCTGAAAGTATGACCGTCGTACAGGACGGGTCTTTGGTTTATTGACAACTATGCGTACCAACGGGACACTGACATACAGAACTGGAGCCGCCGCCGGGCAGTTCGACGAAGATGGCCAGCCCATCGTCGCTGATTCTGCATGGAGCGACCCTGTCCGCTGTTTCATCAAGACGAACACGCACGATAATAAAGGTGTAAGCGTCAGCGGGACATTCACCCATGAGGCATACGAAGTGCTGATTGAGCGGATTCCCGGAGGGATAGACACCGACACCGTGCGCCTTGTCAAGGGAAGCAGGGAACTTGGAGAGTTCAAAGTACAGGATATTCAGGAAGTGTGTCTCGACCGCATCAAAATCATTGTCTGATGCCGATTAAGTTAGTCACTCCGAAATCGGAAATAGATGCCTACATAGAGCATTATCGAGATTATGCCCAACAGGTTATCATTAACACATTTTCGTATGTTGGAGATTCCTGTATCCGCGAAGCGAGGGATAACGGCAACTACACTGACCAGACGGCCAATCTACGCTCCTCCATAGGATATGTAGTGGTCAAGAATGGCGAGATAGTGAGAAAGAATGTCGTAAAGGAGGTAAAGGACGGCAGGGCTGCTACCACCCAGGGAAACAGCACAGCGGACTCATATCTCAAACGCCTTGCTTCGGATCATCCCAAGGGAATATGTCTCATTGTCGTGGCAGGAATGAACTATGCTTCCTACGTTGAAGGACGTGGCAAGAATGTACTTACATCAGCCGAACTACTTGCTGAGCGTCTGGTACCGCAGTTGTTAGAGCAGATTGGATTCAAAGTAAAACGATAATGAGCCACATCAAGACTGAGACGCAGATAGAGAAAGACTTCTACCATCTCGTCAAGGATAGTCCTATAGCAACAGCTATCGGAGGCGATGTGTACCGCGACGGCACCAGGCCGCGGAACTCAAAAGCCGAGGATGCCGTGGTCATCTTTGTGGCCGGGCTTGACGGACAGATTCAAGACGGTGTAGTGGTTCTCAATGTGTTCGTACCTAAGAAACCCTTCGGGAAGAATACAGAGCCCGTGAAGGACGTTGGGCGCGTCGATACGCTGGAAAAGCTCATACGTGACTGGTTGGAGCAATGGCCGGGAGCACCTGAATATCTGCTTCCTGTCGGAGAGCGGCCTACAATCAAATCTTTCGAAGACCCTGCCACTGGAGAGACATACATTCATACAAGAATCAAATTTAAGCGTTGTGCAGAATAATCTTTAATTTATTTGAATTATGGCAGACCCTGTAAAAGTATTAGGTTGGGGCAAATGCTCCTGTGACGGAAAAAACGACATCGTGGAAGGCTCCACCTCTCTCTCTGTGGAAGAGGGCCAGGAGCAGGAAGCCCTCATCGAAGGTGGAAGCGCAGAGGGCCGGAAGAAGGCTCCCGATAAGTATATCCTCACCTACAACCGCCGTGTCGGTACCGCTGCAGAAGTGCAGTGTGGTTACACCGAGAACGCAGGTGATGTGACCGTCACCCCCGAACTGACAGGTGCTATCTGTTGCACCCTCACTGGATGCTCGAAGCACGTTGCCGTCAAGTTCGATTCCACCGATGGCCTTGTGGAAGTCACCACTTGGAAGACCAAGGGCGCAGTCAATGCCGAAGGCAAGCTGACTGACATCACTTTCGCAGCCAAGGGCGCATAGCTTTCGCGTATCAGTGACGGCATATAGCAGTAAGCCGTCACATCTGGGTTAGTTCAGTTGGTAGAACGCTGTCTCATACAACAGAGGTCACGAGTTCGAGCCTCGTACCCAGAGCTGACATATTAAAAATCACAACCGATGAAAGAGATAGAATATGACCTCGCAGACGTTATCATAGGCAGACCACATGGATTCACGGTTGGCCGAAAACATTTTTATCTCTACCCCATCACCCTCGCCAAATTGTTTCTTCTGAAACGCCAAATAGACAGCCTTGGAATAGACCAGTCTGTTTTGCGTATCAATCCCATACTGGAAGCAATGCGCCTCGTAAATAAAGACAGAGACACATGCTGCCAGATTCTCGCATACCATACAGCCCCCAACACGTATAAGGACTTATTCGACAACAGGGCAGTCACCATCCGAAAGAACTACTTTGCAAAGGAAATGGAGGATGGCGACATTGCCTCTTTGCTCATCATGGTACTCACCGCAGACAAAACAGAGAAGTTCATCAAGGAGTTAGGACTGGATAAAGAACGCGAGAGACTAAACAGGGTGATGGAGGTGAAGCGCAAGCATGACAAGAATACCCTTTCATTCAACGGATTCGGAATATTCGGCACCTTCATTGTGCAGCTCAAAGAGTTGGGATATTCCGACAACGAAATCCTGTATGAGCGGCCCTATTCATTCCTTCGCCTCATGCTCGCCGACAAAGTGGTGTCACTCCACCTGTCTGACGAAGAGAGGACAGAACTGTCACGCGAGGACGGAGGCACATTCTTCGATGCCTCTAACCCAGACAACGCAGCAAAGATACTCAAATTCATGAACGAAAGGATTTCTGGAGGTGTGAAGTCATCTTCCACCAACCGATAATAATATTCACACAATAAGACGTCGTAGAAATGCCAAGTCTAAAGTTCGACATAACAGGTGACAATAAGAACGTGTTGGATTCCTTCAATGGTGTGCAGCAGGGAGTTAGGAGAATGCAGCATGAAGTGGAGCATAGCGGGCAAAGCATAGAGAGTATGTTTAACCGCATACAATACGCTGCCACCGCATCACTCGCAGGATTCTCAGTAAAAGAATTTGTTCACAAAGTTGCTCAAGTGCGCGGTGAGTTCCAGCAGCTGGAGGTTGCATTCACTACCATGCTTGGTAGTGCCGAGAAAGCTAAGGAGCTGATGCAACAGCTTACACGGACTGCGGCCAGAACTCCTTTCGACTTGCAGAGTGTAGCCAATGGTGCCAAACAGCTTATGGCCTATGGTGTAGCTGCAGATCAGGTAAATGACATTCTGGTACACCTGGGCGATATAGCAGCTGGCCTCTCCATACCATTGAATGACTTAGTTATGCTTTATGGCACTACAATGACACAGGGCCGCATGTTCACTCAGGACTTGCGCCAGTTCATGGGGCGTGGCATTCCTCTTGCTGACGAGCTGGCCAAGCAGTTCGGAGTTACCAAGGATAAGGTTGGCGAACTTGTCACCGCTGGCAAGGTTGGAGCCGAAGAGTTTAATAAGGCCATCATGTCGATGTCGAGCGAGGGCGGAAAGTTCGCCGGACTGATGGAAGCTCAGTCTGAGACTATCAGCGGCCAGATTTCCAATATTGAGGATGCCATTGATGTCATGTTCAATAACATCGGCAAGTCCAACGAGGGCATTATCAATGACGTGCTCGGTTCTGTTTCATCCCTCGTTGAGAACTACGAGAAGGTTGGTGAGGTTCTGATGGGCGCTGTAATAGCCATCGGAACTTACAAGACGGCTCTCATTACCGCCAACGCCATTGAGAAAGCATCCATTTCCATCAAGCAGGCTATGGCCGTGCAGGAAGCACTATTGGCTGCAGAGGCGAGAAATCTTGCTGCTGCTCGTGGAATCAGCATTGCAGCAGCGAAAGCAGAGCTTGGCAGTGTGAATGTATTGACGGTGGCTAAAATGCGCTTGACGGCCGCTACAAAGGCTCTGACGGCCTCAATGATGGCCAATCCATATACAGCGGTAGCCGCTGCTCTGGCTATTGTGGCCGTTGGTGTTTACAAGCTGGCCACCGCTGAAGGTATAGAAACAACAGCCCGACGAAAGGCCAATGAGGAAATGCAGACCTTCGCTGACAAGCTGGACGAGCAGCAGAACAAAATCAATGGCTATATTCAGACCATCCAAGACGAGACGGCCACTGAGTACCAGAAGGCAGTCGCTTGGGAAATGCTTAACAAGATGGCTCCCACTCTGACGGAGAAATACGACAAGGCGGCAATGGCCACTCTTGACCTCGCGGAAGCTACCAAAGAACTTAATGAGCAGGCAGATGAAGCCAACTATGAGCATATTAGGGACGAAGTTCAAAAGTGGAAAGAAACAATCGACCGCATCAAACAGAACATGCTCGACGATGCAAGGTACACAGGTGGCAAGAATGCCATCTTCAACCTGATGCAGCTTGAAGACGCAGAGACCCAGTTGGATCAGTACCTAAAAAAACTTGTTGAGATTGAGCGTATTCGTAAGAAGATTGCCGAAGACAACAAGCCTCTGGAAATACGCATCAAGGAGGCCAATGAGAACGTACAGGCCAAACAGGAGATTTACGACTTCTACAAGCGTGCTGCTGACCTTGCTGGGGAATTGAAGAACGCCCATGATGAAGCCGCTGGTGTCATTGCCAATAGTGGTATTCCTTACAATTATGAGGCCATTGCCGACCAGACAAAGGAAAAGTATGATGCCCTCATTGCCGAACTGGAAGCTGACGTTGAAGACCTCAGAACAAGGATTGCAGAGAGTCCGGCGTCGTTGGAGCTTGAACAAGAATTGAAGGGCAAGGAAAAGGCCCTGAATGACCTCATCGCTATGAAGCAGCAATGGGCATTGTCTGGTGTCACCACTATTCCGCTCCAATTCACCTTGAATTTCTCTCAGGTAGAGACCGCTCTGCAGAACGCCAAAAACGGGCAGGGAATCAACACCCAAGGTATGAGGTTCAACGGCCCTTCTGGCACATGGGTAAAGGATGAAGCGACCGCTCCAAAGACGCATACTGCCGCACAATGGCGCAGGGATGCGTACAACAACTGGAAACATGCACAAGCCGCAGTCGATGCTTTTTGGCAGAAGAAGGAGAGCATGGATAAGGCAACCTTCGACAAACAGTTTAAGAAGTTGAAGGATGCAGCCGACCAGGCTAAAAAAGACTACGACAAGCTGAAAGGGAACGGCGGTAGCAAGAAGGTCGCACAGCGTGCCAACGCACAGCGTGCCAAACAACTTCAAGACCAATGGAAGCATGAGGAACAGATGGAGAGCCTCATGGAGAATGCGCAACGTGCGCAGGAGGATGCTTCGATAGCTGCCATAGCCAATCGGTCACGACGGGAGCACGAAGAGCGCGAAAAGCAGCACAGACGCACAATGGAGGATTTGGAGAAGCAGAGGGATGAGATATTCAAGAAGATATACCAACAGCGGAAGGAGGCTTACAAAAGCAAACACAACGACAAAGATAGCTTAGAATACGAGTTGACACCAGAGGGAAAAGCGGGATGGAAAGGAATAGCCGATGAATGGAAAGCTCTTTCTGCCAAGTCGCTTGATGAAGTAAAGGGGAAGGAGTTTGAGATAATAAAAGCTTCTGAGGTTAGCACTGAAACGCTGCAAAAGCTGAACGATTTATCTTCTAAAGGAAACGTTGACCTTATTTCAAGACCGTTCATCGATGCCGCAGAGCTCGTAAAGAAAGGATGGAAGGATGCAGGCGAAGGAATAGCCACCGTATTCTCTTCATCGTATAATGTTTTAGACAGCAAAGGTGAAGCCCACGAGATTCTTGTCACTCCTATCTTGCCCGATGGGGAGGTATGGTCTGAACGGAAGCTCAGAGACTATATCAACAAGGCTATCAACGGTGCGGAAGACATCTTGTCTGCCGACAAGGAGGGTGTGGTCATCGCAGTCGATATAGAGGGAAATGAAGGTGAGGCATTACACAAGCTGCAAGAACAGCTCATTGGTCTGCCAACTGACAAGATAGAAGAAATAAAGAAGCTCTACAAAAGCCTCGGTCATTTCTCCAAGGACGAACAGAGTCAGTATGACCTTTGGATGAAAACCATCGATGCAAAACAGACAGAGGCCAGCAAGAAACGTAAACGTGAAAGAGACGAGGAACTTAAGGCTACCAAGAAGGTTCTGCGCGACAGCATCATGCAAAGCGGCTCGTTCTTTCAGCAGCAATTGGCAATCTTCGATGAGTATCAAGCTAAGATAGACCAGCTCGACCCCGCATTAGATAAGGAACAGATAGAGATTCTTGAGAAAGAGCGTGAAGACAAGCTTGCTTCTAAGAGAGCGGAAGATATTCTTGGAAGAAACGACTGGTCAGGACTCTTCGACGGGATAGGAAATCAGTTCAAAGAGGAGATGAAGGCGTCTCTTGATGAGATAACTGAATACATGAAAAGTCAAGAGTTCGCCAACCTCCCTCAACAGCAGAAGAATGAGTTCTATCGAGTGAAGGGTGAGCTAAACGACAAGGTTGGCAAAGGGGAAATGCCATTTGATTTCTCAAAGCTGAACACTGCCGCAGAACAGCTGCGGTTGGCATGGAAAGAGCTTATCATAGCATCGAATAAACATAAGATTGCTGTCGATGCGAGGAAGAGAGCAGAGGAAAATCTGGAAGAAGCCCAGGAAAATTTAGAAAATGCCACCGATAAAGACAAAGAGGTTCTCGAAGCAGATGTAAAGAGGAAGAAAGAAGCTCTTGAGTTGGCAAGGAAGATTGAAGAGAGCACAGGAGAGAGTCTTTTAGTCGCTCAAAATAATACTGAACAGGCTAAGAATGATTTCGTTGATTCCACACAAAAGTCTATAAGCTCAATAAACAATTTCTCTCAATCGTTGGGAGAGTTGACGAACGGCACCCTGTTCGGATTTGTAAATGGAATATACAAACTTGTAAATTCATTTTCGTCTGCTGAAGGAGCTATGGATAAAGTTGCCAACGGAATATCGGGCGCAGGTGTGTGGGGTGCTATCATAGCAGCCATCCTACAGCTGATAGATACGATAGGAGACGACCTTCCTGGATTCATCCGAGAGCTGTTAATGAAGGTGAGCAATCTTGTTGAAGGCGTACTGACAGACCTTATACCAGACCTCATACCGTCTATCATCAACGGCATAGGGGATCTGTTGAGAGGTGTGGTGAACGGTGTCGTGAACCTCTTGGGGTCTATAGTAGGATTTCCCGACCTAAACCTTTTCTCCAGAGGTGAGACTCGCGAAGAGATGTTGGAGCGGTTAAGGGAGACACTGGAGGATAACACCCACGCACTTGAGAAGAGCACCGAAGCCCTGGAGAAGCAATATCAGACAGAGGAAGAGAGAAATAGAAATCGTCAAGAAGCCATTGATTTTTATAACAAATCAGTAAATGATGCACGAGCATCCATCGAAGCGTTAGCAGGAAATACAAGTGGTGGGCATCATTCGTGGTGGTACGAAAGGAATAAAGAATGGAAAAAGGAAAGTAAGAAAGAAGGAAGCAACTGGGTCAGCATTATCAATGAAACGTTAGCACGGTTTGGCTTCAGTGAAAGGGTATCTGGGGACGGTATGCAAACATTAATGGGCCTGTCACCAGAGGCATTGAAAGTCGTTAGGGAACACTCAGGAATTTGGTCGCAGATTTTTAACGGAGTCAATGCCAATAACGCCAAAAATGGTGATGTGAAGAAGGCTTTCGAAGACTTGACAGAGTTTGCTGATGGACTGAAGGAGATTGAGGAAAAATACCAAGAGGGAATGACGAACATATCGTTCGACTCCATGCGTGACAATCTGCGGAGTGCTTTCCTCGACATGAAGAGCGACACGAAAGACTTCACGAAAGACTTTGAGAACGACTTCCGCGACATGATGGCTTCAATCATGATTGACGAGTGGTTTAATAGTGAAGAAACGCAGAAGAAGCTAAAGGAATACTACGAACTGTTAGCCGAATATTCCAAAGATGGCTTGACTAAAGAAGAAAGAGCAGAGCTAAAAAGGCGTTATGATGAGATTGAGGAAGAAGGGTTGAGAAAGCGCAACGAGACGAAGGATGCTTTAGGATACGAAGATGAAGCCAAGCAGCAGAGCGCTACCGCCAACAGCATTGCCAACATATCGTATGATCAAGCTGATGCTCTTGAGGGAATATTACTGAACCACACCATTCTTTTCGAACAAGGGAATGTGATACGTGAACAGATAGTTATGTTCCTTCAGACGTTACAGAGCATCCATACCAGTGGCATAAACGAGGTGCGGAACCTGCTGATAGAGGGAAACAGCACGCGAGATAATATACTTCGCTCTATGAAGCTGTTCTTTGAGAACTTTGACATACAAGTGGAAAGAGTAATAACACAAATAAAAAACAGTTGAGATGCCTAAAGGAGAATTATATATAAGGAGACAAGATGACATGCTGCCAGTCAATCATTCGGCTTTCAGATTCGAGGAAGGAGCTTTTGTCGAAGATGCTGATGGTGTGTGGATAGATGCCTATCTGCAATGGGGCGTGTCGTTCAGTGAGACGGCTCTATCAAACCTCTTCTCCCCTGCCCCGAACAAAGAGCCTGTGGAGAACAAGTCGAGAACGAAGCACGGAAAACAAATCATAAGGGACAAGGCGCTTGTAAAGAAAGATGAGCGAAGTGTCTCTCTTGAAATGCACATAACAGCCAACTCTGTTGAGGAGTTCTGGAATAGATACGACAGGTTTATCAGCGAAGTCCTCGACAATGGATTCTTGGAGATAAGAAGCAGATACAGAAAGGACAAGGTATTTCGCACGACATACGTGAAGTGTACTCAGTTCTCTGAGTTTGTGCAACAAATGGCAAAGTTCATACTTTCCCTTAACGAGCCCGACCCTTCTGACAGAGAGCCAAACGAAACGGACAATTAAAAAAAATAACCAGAGCATGATAACAATATACGATAGTAATGGTGTAGCCATCTTAGATGTTGAGAATGTTGGGATGCAACACGTAGAGGAACTAATGAGGTCTGACTACGTTTCTTTCACATGGGTTGATGTGGAGCGTTACTACATCCCCGTCGGAGCTTACATAGTTCCCTTTGATGATGATGTTCACTACATGCTGCTTGACGTATATGAGCCGGCGTTTGCAAACGAGGCTTCCTTTGGCTATTCACCTCAGTTCCACCACCCAAAGATGTACCTCTCCAAAGTGCCGTTCAGGAGAAGCACGAAAGATGCTGAAAACAACGACCTGTCGTTGATTGAGTGGCCTTACACTGGTGGCATATCAGAGCTGTTGAAGGATTTCTGTAACGCTATAAACACAGTCTTTGGCTTCGTTGAAGATGATGAAAAGTTCACCTATGAAATCATAGGTGACATAAAAGACATAGTGACCGTGTCGTTTAACTGCAATGACATCTTGTCTGCTCTCACCAATACGGCAAACGTGGAAGAGTGTGAGTGGCACATAGACTGGGTAAACCGAATCTTATACTTCGGTCACATCGCCTTTGACAGATACGAGCTTGAGACACCCGTGTTGAAGGTAGATGAAAGTGTAAGAGTTCCCTCTACCAATGCTTCGCGTGAAGGCTACTGGAACGCATACGAGCCG